TTATCGCCGGATGCTATGCGGATACCGCAGGCGAGGGCGAGACGTATGACGACCGCCCGAAAATGTCATGGGCCGACGCCAAGCGTAAGCGCATCCGCGTCATGCAGCACCGCTACCGCGAAGGCGGTCAGTGGATGCAGGCCACGGTCTGCAAGGGTGGATTCCTGCGCGATCCGCAGGTTAGCCCGTACGTGAACGAGGACGGCGAGCCGGAATGTGACCTGATTGCCGTGTCGGTCTATGTTGACCGCGAAAACAACCGCTATGGCGCAGTCAGGGCGATGATTAGCCCGCAGGACGAGATCAACAAGCGCCGGTCGAAGGCGCTGCATCTGCTGAACAGCCGCCAAGTCATCGCTGAACGCGGGGCCGTGGACAACGTGGAGCAGGCCCGCACCGAGGCCAATCGCCCGGACGGCTACCTCGAAGTCAATGGCGACATGCGCTTTGAGTTCGTGGACGCGCAAGGCTTGGTGGCTGGGCAGTTTGAGCTGTTGCAGGAGTCCAAGGGCGAGATTGACGCGTCGGGCGTAAACCCGGCATTGCAGGGCGATCTGCAAGCCCCGTCTGGTCGCGCCGTGGAGGCGCTGACGCAGGCCGGACTCGCGGAGCAGGCCATTGCCTTCGATGCGCTGCGCGATTGGTCATGGCGCATTTACAAGGCCACATGGCACCGAATCCGCCAGTATTGGACGGAGGAGCGTTGGGTGCGCGTGACCGACGACGAGCGCAACATGCGCTGGGTCGGCATCAATGCGCCCGCCACCGATCCGAACGGACAGCCGATCATCGGGCCGGACGGTCGCCCGCAGATGCAGAACCAGATAGCCGAGTTGGAAATCGACCTGATTCTGGAGGACGGGCCGGATAGCGTCACGATCCAGTCCGAGCAGTTCGAGCAACTTGTCGAGATGAAGAAGGCCGACCCGAACAGCATCCAGACCAAGCACATTATTGAGGCGTCGAACCTTCGCAATAAGGGCGCGATCCTGAAGGACTTGGAGCAGGGCGGCATCCCACCTCAGGTTCAGCAGCAGATGCAGGAAATGCAACAAGCGCTCCAGGAGTGCCAGCAGAAATTGCAGCAGGCCGAGCAGGCCGCGCAACAGTCCGAGATGCAGAAGGGCATCGAGATGCAGCAGGCCCAAGCCGTCAAGGCGCAGGTCGGCGCAGACATCAAGGTAGCCCAGTCAGACATTGCCAGATAGCAAGCCGAAATGGCGTTGCAGCACGCTCAATGGCAGTTGGAGCAGATGGCAAAGGGTCACGAGCAGCAAATAGCGGCATATGAGGCAGAAACCCACCGGATGCAGGCTATGAAGCCTGACCCACAACCAATACAGGAATCAAACTAATGGCACAGGGCACGACCACCTTTCCGACCGCGCTGGATGTTGCGCGAACCAACCCATCGAACATGGATTCGTCCGAGGCTGCAATTCTCGCCATGTAGGCGCAGATGGGAATTACCTACGCCATCGCCGCCAGTGGTGCGCTCCCCGTTGTCAGCGCGTGCGTTGTGCTGACCAAGGCGGGCGTTTCCGCGATGACCTTGGCCGCTCCGTCTGCTGACGGCGTGGTCTTGCGGGTTGTCAGCTATTCGGACAACGCCCACACCATCACGGCGACCTCGCTCGTCTATGACGGCACGACCGGCGTAAACACGACCGGCACGTTCGCCGCGTTCAAGGGCGCAGCCGTGACCCTGATCGGATGGGGCGGTAAGTGGCTGGTAGGCAGCGCCAACCTCGTCACCTGGGCGTAACTGATTTGACCGAGGAGCGCCTTCTGGCGCTTTGAGGCCGCAAGAAACCTTGGCCGGGAAAATGGCTACGGACGACCACGGATTGGGTCGAGACGCGCCGCCAGCGTATGGGCGAGATAGGAGCAACAAACGATGAGTGATGAACGCTATGGCTTTCTGGACAATGAGGCACCGGACGAACCGCAAGACACCGCGCCGCCCGAGCCTGTAACGGTCGAACCCACGCCGGAAACCCCGGCAACCCCAGCGCCGACGGCTGCGGAACCAGAGGCAACACACGTTCCCCTCGCCGCCCTCAAAGCGGAGCGGGAAAAGCGTCAGCAGTATGAGCGTCGCGTTGCCGAGTATGAGCAGCGCGAACGTGCGGCACAGCAGCAGGTTCCCGAGCCGAATTTCTACGAAGCCCCGGAACAGTACGTCAATCAGGCGGTCAATCAAGCTCGGCAGTAGATGACGCAAGTCATGTATTCCGCGCTGGAGGCACAGGCCCGAGAGACGTATTCGGATTATGACGAAGTGTTCGCAGAACTGACCGAGTACGCGCAGGCTAACCCTGCCGTAGTTCCGGGCATCATGCAATCGCCCAATCCTGCGACTGCCGCCTACAAGTTTGGCAAGCAACTGCGCGAGATGAAGGCAATGCAAGACCCTGCGGCCTATCGCCAGAAGATCGAAGCCGAGATTCGGGCGTCCATCGCCGCTGAATCGACCGCCAAAGAAACCGCCCGACTCGCCCAAGCTGCCGCGATCCCGCCCGACCTGTCCGCCGCTCGTTCGAGCCGCGATCAGGAAGTAGTACCCGATGACTCCCTCGATTCAATCCTCGCAACACGCAAGAAGCGCTAAGGAAGGCGCATACCCATGACTCTCTCCACCGTTGCAACCGCCAACACTGTCAAACAGTGGGACGCGGACTTTTATCGCGAATACATCCGCGCCAACCGGTTCGCCCGCTACCAGGGCACGGACTCCAACGCGGTCATTCAGCTTAAGGAATAGCTGACCAAGAAGCCCGGTGACGCCCTGACCGTCTCGCTGGTCAAGGCACTTGGCGGCGCTGGCGTGTCCGGCAACACCCTGCTGGAAGGCTCCGAAGAGGCGCTGGTCGATTACGGCCACAGCATCTCCATTGCGGCCTACCGTAACGGCGTGGCCATCACCGAATGGGAAGAGCAGAAAACCGCGATGGGCCTTCGGGCTGCGGCCAAGCCCCTCCTGAAAGACTGGGCGATGGAGCTGAACCGTACCAAGGTCATCGCGGCCCTGAAGGCGATCATCCCGAACGCTGGCACGCAACTTGCCTACGGCACAGCCACCGCTGGCGAGCGTAACGAGTTCATCGTTGCCAACTCCGACCGCGTGCTGTTTGGTGCGCTCAAGTCGAACGCGGTTTCGGGCGTCTTTGAGACTGCCCTCGCCACGCTGGACTCCACCGACGACAAGTTCACCTACGCGAAACTGTCGCTGATGAAGCGCATTGCCAAGACCGCCGACCCGATCATCCGCCCCGTGCGCGTGAACGACGACGAAGAGTGGTATGTGGCCTTTGCTGGCTCGGCGGCGTTCCGTGACCTGAAGGTGTCCCTCGCCACCATCCACGCCGACGCGATGCAGCGCGGCAAGGATAACCCGCTGTTCACCGACGGCGATCTGGTATATGACGGAGTGATCGTGCGCGAAGTGCCGGAAATCTCGGCCATCGCTACCGATAACGCCGAAGTGTTCCTGTGCGGCGCTCAGGCCGTGGGCCATGTCATCGGCAAGCGTTGGGCCAGCAAGACCGAGGAGCGCGATTACGGCTTCGTCAACGGTTGCGCGATTGAAGGCTACTTCGGCACCGAAAAGCTGGTTTACAACGGCAAGCAGCACGGCGTTGTTACCGGCTACTTCTACGCCGCGCTTGATGCTTGATTGTGAGTAACGGAGGGGCTGGCCTTCGGGCTGGCCCCTTCTGCATGGACGCACACCGGCCCACGGATGGGCCACTTATTCTGGAGCTACGATGGCGACTTACACGCGGGCAGAACTGCGCAACGCAGTCATGCAGGAGCTTGCGATACTGGACGCCAACGCGGCCCCGTCTGCCGAGGATTCCGTGCTCGTGCTGGCAAAGATTCAGCAAGTGCTTGAAGGACTCGCGGACGCCTCCGAGGCGCTGATTCCCTTCGACCTTGACGCGGACGCTATCCCCGCCCCCTACATGATCCCGCTGACGCGCATTGTCGCGCCAACGGTAGCGCTCGCCTTTGGCCTGAGCGACAAAATGAAGATGCTGCAAGGCTTGGAGGCATTGGGTATGCGCCAACTGCGCCGCCTTAAATCGCGCCCGTACTTCGGCGCGGTGGCTCAGGCGAGCTATTACTGATGAAGTGGAAGCCCGCACCCCTGCCGGACGGCTCCTACGCCGATGAGACTAAGCCGTTCACCGACTAGGACTTGATTAACTACATCCCGGAGTTCGCGGAGAATCCGCACTCGCGCGGCACAGTCAAGCTCATCGGCGCCCCCGGCTTGCAGGAGTTCGCCAGCGCAGGCACGAAACACCGTGGCGCTCGCAATGTCGAAGGCAAGCTGTTCGTGGTCTCGGGCACGGAGCTTTACCAGATCGGCACAGACGGCAGCGTGACCGACTTGGGGAATATCCCCGGCACGGGCCGCGTGAGCATGTCGCACAACCAGATCGCGGGCGGCAATGAGCTGCTGATCGTCACCGGCTCATCGGGCTACATCTGGAACACCGTCACGTAGCTGCTGACCCGCATCACGGACGAGGGATACCCTGGCGCGATCTGCGCCGTGTTCATTGACCAGATGTTCCTGCAAATCGAGCCGCAGCGCCGGTACACGTTCCCGTCCGCGCTGGCCGATGGGACTTCGTACAACACGAATGAAACCTTCGAATCCGAGTCCGACCCGGATCGGCTGGTGGCGCTGGAAGTCAATCACGGCGAGCTGATCGTATTCAGCGAAAAGACCACCGCGATATTTGAATCAACCGGCGTGACCAATGCCCTATTTCAGGACAAGGGTATCGTTATCCCCTACGGCTGCGCGTCAACCCATGCCGTCGCCAACGTGGACAACGCCACGGTATTCCTCGGCAATGACGGCAGCATCTACAAGCTGACCGGCTATGACGCTATCCGCATCTCCACGCACGCCATTGAGCAGAGCATTTCCGGCAATACGCTGTCGAAGTGTTACGCGCTGGTGTACGAGGATAGGGGCCACAAGATTGTCTATTTCACCTTCCCCGATGGTCTCACGTGGGGGTGGGACGCAGCTACGAACAAATGGCATCGCCGCCAATCCTTCGGCCTGAACCGCTGTCGGCTGGCTACGCTTGTCCGCTGGAATGGCGGCTGGTATGGCGGCGAGTGGGACAGTGGCCGCTTCTTCCGGCTTGACTGGGATTACATGCTGGAAGGCTGCGATGAACACGTTAGCGAGTTCACTACCGGCGTCCTGCACGATAACCAGAACCGGCTGATCGTTCACGGGCTGGAGGTGGTGTTCGATACCGGCTCGCCTGTGACTGGATGTACCGCGATTTTCACGCTCCAGTTTGACCCGAATCAAGACATTGTTGCGGGCCGAACCATCGGCGGCAGTCTCGCGGACATGGCCGTTGGCGATACCGTCAATTTCCAATATCGCACCATTGGCGGCACTAGCCCCGTCACGTTCGCCATAACGTCCGGCTCGCTGCCTGCTGGCCTGTCCATGAGTACGTCCGGCCTGATTACCGGCATCACGACCACGGCAGAACACGACAACGCCTGGACGGTCACAGCCACGGACGCCGAAGGCAATACCGCCACGCTGGCCGATACCGCCTATGTGCTGGACATGCTCGGAACGCCGCCTGACTCGCCAGTATCTACGGCCTACTCCTACACGCTGACAGGCACGGCAGGCACATCCCCATACACGTTCGCGCTTACGACTGGCTCGCTGCCTCCAGGCCTTACGCTGGCTTCTAGCGGGCTGATTAGCGGAACCACGGGCGCGACCGTTGCAGAATATCCGATTACCGTCACCATGACGGATGCGGCGGGCGTGGATACGGTCAAGCCGTACTCCATATCTATCGCTGACGCAGTTGTCGCCTGCGGCATTGCCAGCGAATATAACGGCGCTCTCGCCTTCCCAAATACTGTGGCCGTCACCATCGGCTCCGGTACGGGCAACATGACGCTGACCTATGCCACCGGCCCGAATCCCGACAAGTTCCAAGTGTGGATTGGCGGCGTGAAAGTGGCCGATACCGGGTATCACGGCAAAGGCGCGGGCGCTTACGTGGGCGGCGGAACCTATCAGTCTGCGCTGAATAGCTACCTGACCGGACTTTCCTTGCCAACTGAAACAATCGTAGAAAGCCCCGGCGCAGACGCGGACGCAGACATTCAATGGTCGGGCGTCACCAACCGCGAGACGCTTACGTTCGCAAAATCAACGTCTGATACAACGGCCATCGTCAAGGTTTATAGCCCGCTGACCGGAACCATTTGGCACTTCCAACTGAGCTGCCCCGCATGACTGACCGCTACTGCGAACTGGCCCACTCCCGCGACGGCTCCCACAATCTCTCCAACTTCACCCAGCACCACTTGGGCGAGGTGGGCGACTTCACCCATCGCGTGGTCAAGCGCCGCCTCGGCAACTGCCGGACGATGACGGTTACGTGTCGCGTGTCCTCGCCCATCAAGCGCAACGTAATTGGCATGTCGATTTAGGTCGAAGGGGCGGAGTGAAGGTTTCGACCTCGCCGGAGTTCCTGGAGTCTGTGGCGAATCATCCCCGCGTGCTGCCGAATATCGGCGGTGACGGCAAGCCGTTCAAGGCGGGCGATAGCTGGGCCGATTCCGTCGGGCTGGAGTGGGACGAGGGCGGTATTGTGTTTGTCAGGCAAGCGCCGGGCATCTATTCGGCCCACTTCGTATTCCTGCCAAAGACGCCGGACATTCTCGGCAAATGCCGGGAAGCGTTGCGCTACATGTTCACGCGGACAGCCTGCCACACGGTTACGGGCAAGACGCCGATTCACCTGAAACACGCCAGACGGGCCGCGAAAGCTGCCGGGATGGTTCACTTATTCGACTGCGACGGTTACGCCCACACGCGGCTGACTGCGCGGGAATGGATCAAACACAAGGAGTTGGGCGATGGGATGGGCTGAAGCAGCGACGGCGGGCGTTGGGCTGGTTAACTCCTACCTCAACAAGAAAGGATCGGACGCGCAGGGCAATGCCGCGCAGGCCGGTCTGGACTACACCAAGGGCGTCTATAACGATGCTCAGGGCAATTTCCAGCCCTACATGCAGGCGGGCCAGAACTCGCTGGCCTCGCTCGCACAGGCCAACTCGGGCAATTACAGCGGCTTCCAGTCATCGCCCGATTACCTGTATGCCCGCGACTAGGCGATCTACGGCAGCGATCATTCTGCCGCGTCCAATGGCTCGCTGTATTCGGGCGGGCATAAGGTTGACCTCGCCAACCAGATCGCGGGCATCGCCTCGCAGAACTTCAACAACTGGCGCAGCTCGCAGATGGGCTTGGCGCAGATGGGGCAGAACTCCGCCAGCAATCTAAGCCAAGTCGGCACGAACACAGCCGCAGGCGTGCGCGGGGCTTACGGGGATATGGGTGATGCCAAGGCGCAGGGTTACGGCGCAATCGGTGGCGGCTTGACCGGCCTCGGCGGCGCGTTCGCCAACTGGTACAACGGGCAGGCTCCGAAGACCACCTATGGCGGCGGCGATCAGGCGCAGAACTACGGCCTGCCGATGCTGGCGTCTTCTTACCAGAACACGAACTGGGGCAGCTAATGGGCTTCCGCGAAGGTTTCGGCAACTCGCTCGCCGGGTTTGCCTATATGCAGGATCAGGCCGACCAAGGCACAGTGCGGCGCAAGGCCAACTCCCTCGCCCAACTCGCGGGCGACTATGCCGCTGGCGGACAGCCTGACTATCAGGGCATCGCGGCCAATGGCGGCGACCCGATGGCGTATCGCAATGACGCACAGAAGCGCGTGGGCGAGTTTGCCTCGCTCCTGGTGAGTGCGCCGCCGCAGATGCGCCCGAGCATCTACGCCAAGATTCAGCCGCAGCTCGCCGCGCTGGGCCTGCAAGCCCCGCCCGAGTATTCGCCGGAGATTGACGGCATGGCGCAGCAGATCGCGCAGCAGTTTGGGGGCGGCTCGCAAGGATCAACCGGCGTGCAGTCCTCGTTCGTGGACGCCTCCGGCCAGCGTATGGCAATCATGCGGGACGGCAGCGTGCGTCCGCTGGGCCAGAACGCGCCTAACAATCAGATCATCGACACCGGAAACGGATTCGTTGGCGTCAACAAGGGCAATCTGCAAGCCGCGCCGGTCACTATCGGCCAAGGCCCGCAAGCACCCCCGCCCGGCACGAATGACACGCTGATTGCCACCGCTAACCAGATGGTCGCCGCTGGCGTGCCCGATGAGTTCGTGCAGAAGTGGATGAGTCAGCAGCCCGGCATCGGCCCGGCCAGTGACGCGCCGCAGGGCGCAACCATGCAGGCTCCGACACAAATGGGCTACGGATCGGGCCAGCAGTTGCGGAGTGCGCCGAAAGCGCCCGCAGCGCCGTCGCCGGAAACGTTCAGCCAGCCGCAGACCGTACTTGGGCCGGACGGCAAGCCGCGCCTTGTGCAGTTCGGCAATCAGGGCGGGCAGCGGACGCCGGAAGGCGTTGCCCCGGCCCCGTCTGCCAGCGATAGCCGATCCAGCGCGACCGCATTGCGCCAAGTGAACGCGGCAAAAGCCAAGCTGATCGACCTGCAAAGCGTCAAGGCGCAACTCGCGCTAGTTCAGCAGAAGTTCGCGCCGCTGCAAAATTCGGCAAGTGCTGGCCCATTCGGGCAGGGCTATCTGCCGACCGAGGACGGCAGGCGCTATGACGCGGCTGTCTCCCTCTTGCAGCAGCAAGTTCGCAAGCTGACCCGCACACCCGGCGAAGGCTCAATGTCCGACTGGGAAGGCAAACTCGCCATGTTGGCGAATCCTGGCCGGAATGATTACGAGTCAGTGACGCAGGACAAAATCGACCAGCTCAATTCGCTGGTGAGCCAGATCGAGCAGGGCTATACGGCGATCATGGATGACAACTCGGGCGCAGCTAATCCCAAAGCGCCCGCTGCCGCTGGCTCCGTAATCCGCTATGACGCGCAAGGAAACCGTATCAAGTGACCAAACAAGC